CGTAGTTGTTTAGGGTCAAGGTCTTCTTGAAATACCTCAATAAAGTCTACGTCTAGATTAGCAGAAGCTTCATTGCTCAGCGAAATATAAGTTTGTTGGTTACTAGCAGTGAACGTTGTAGTTTTGATAGCCCCTCTGCCCACGTCACTTATTGTAAAGTCTTCTGATAGATCTGAGTCTTTGTCTGAAGACGTTCCTGCAAATACACGTAGAGTAGATGAAGAATCACCACCAGTTCCAGAAGCAAACCTCACTGTAAGTCTGTACTTTTCACCTTCAACTGTGGGTATTAGTTGATCAGAAGTTCCATCGTTTAATCTAAGTACACCAGCAGCGTATGTAATATTTCCAGAGGAAGCGTTGCTTAGTGCAGGAGTTCCAGTAGTAGCTGTTCCTGCAGGATTAGATGTACGTCTTGTCCAATGATTAGTAAGAGTAAAAGACTCATCAAAATTACCTCTTGTAATTAAGTTACGAGGAACCAGAAAAAAACTGTCGAAGTCTACGTCCGTAGTTTCAAGGATACTTCCAGATGTTGCTGTAATTGTAGAGGTAGCACCCGTCAAAGTTTCTGAAGATTGGAATGTACCATCAACAACTTCTATTGTCAAGAAATTTTCTTTTATTTTTCGTATTACTCCAATAGCAGAAGAAGTACCCCCTGTTATTCTTTCGTTGATTACAAAAGCACCTGACACTGAAGTAACTGCTATCTTTATAGGAAATCTGTACTCTTTTTTACCGCCGAAAAGACTGTACCGTGCTGTATCATAGTTGTACGGCCACTGAGTATGTTCATTATTAATATTACGAATAGCTTTATTGAGATCTTCTTTTACCGTTGTTTGTATACCTCTGGTTCCTGAAAGACCTGCTGCAGTTTCTGCAATAACAGTTTCATTCATGTCAATTAGAACAGCGTTAATAAGCTCTACGTAATTCATACCATGCCTCTATTAGTGTGCGTTATCAGGAATCTCTTTACCATTTATAGTTAATTTTAGCTTAGTGTTGAAACTAAACGATCTACGCTCTCCTTTAGATTTAAAAGGATAAACACAGTGTAACAAGTATGCAGGAAATATATAGAAATCTCCTACTTCAGGCTTTACTAACTGATTGTGGGCATTAAACAAGGAAGGTGAACCATGTTGAAATTCTATATGACCTACACAGGGATAGTTATCTTTGTAGTCTTCTTCCCATTCTTCATCGATATCCTCTGGCATTTTTAAATACCCTACAGCGGAAAGATCACATCCTGTATGCATATGATTAGGATTAAAATCTCCAGGAAAAGTTCTAACGAACCAACCAGATAAGTAATGTATATTGTACACAGAATCTTTAGGACGTTGCCTATTTAAAAAATCATCATTCCAATGTAAATACTGTTCAATTGTAAAGTTAAAAAAATCTTGATATTTTGAGAAAACTTCTTGAGGAATACTGAACTCCTCTTGTACTTTTCCAACGAGATTAGCAGAATAATCTCTTCTTTTCAATTCTTCTTTATCTTTAATAACTTCATCTGCTGAAGTGTTAAAGGCATCTACTAGTTCCTGTGGCATTTTAGAACGTGCCATACTAGGACCAAAAGGACGCATAATTTCTACTTTTTCAGGTCGCATATTTTAACTCGTAAAAAGAGTAAGGAAGAAGGGAAAAATCCCCCCTTCCAATACTCAGTAACATTAACCGGATGCAGAGCCGTCATGCACTTGCTTTTCTGTTTTACCAGAAATATCAGCAAGAATAGCATAAACTCTCATTACACCTGCAGACATCGTACTTCCAGTGAACTCAAGTTTCACATCGATGGTATCGGTAGCTGTAATACGGTTTGCAAAAGTAGCAACCGCAGTATAGTCTACATGACCATTAGAGCCTTTGGCGCAATAACCAGTGGAGCTAATATCAGCACCATCTACTAAATCGTCGCCAGCAGCAAAGTCAATGTCACATGTTGGTGAAGTACCAGTGAAAGCAGTCAGAACTTCCGCACCTGCATGAAGTAAATAACATTCAGCAGGAACATCTAGTACCTGAAAGATATCACCAGTAGTAACAGCAGTAATTGTGCTGTCTGCGATAAGTTTTGCCACGTCGAAGGTTTTCTCAACAACGTGAATACCGCGAAGTCGGGAGGGCATGAATTCACCAGTACCCTGCCCACCTGTTAAATCAACAGTAGCCATGATAAACCCTCCTTATGCGTAATCTAATATAGCTAAGACCAGACCTTCAGGACGAAGGACTTTTCGACCAAAAACATGAAGACCACGAACAATGTCAGCAAAGCTGTCAGGATCGCGTACGACTTCAGTTTTTGCAATCGAAGAAGCAGTAGCAACTGCAGACATATGACCAGCAAGAAGAACGTTCTCACCAGTACCTACGCCTGAAAGTGATACTAAATCGTCATCCGTGATATCGGCAGACTGCATCAAAGCATTAGATTTATACATGCTAAAGCCCATAACCTTCTGGTTAGTGACTAGTCCATTCCGTAACGGAGAAGTAGCATCCCCCGTAACCTGGACTTCCATTATTTTAGAACCAGCCGTATACAGATTCTGGTAGGTACGAGGTGGTGCTACAAACCAGCGTCCCTCTTCAGGCACGTCTTGCTCGTCGAGCTTACGTGCTATAAGAGCTAGCAAGTTTACAATTTCATCACCCGCATCTGAACCGTCAGCGGTAACAGGGGTTCCTGTTGTTCCAAGGTTACTATCAGTTTCAACTGAACCTGATGCACCCTTGATACCAGCAGAGTCGATCATTTCTTGAAGGACATTTTTGTCGAAGTTACGCTTCAAAGCAAACGCTCCTGAAGATGTAGATAGAGCCTCAAAATTAACATGAGACTGTCTCTCTTCAATATCGTCTACCTTAAAAGCGAAGGCATTGGCCTTATCTACGGTCAATTGGATTTCGTCATCTGCAAGATCCTGCGGAGTAACCACAGCACCACGAGCGTACGAACTTACAGTAACAGAAGGTTCTTTAATAATGCGAACCGTGTCACCATAATTCTCAATTTCCCCTGCGTAGTCAGTATTAGTAATATCTTCAACAACACTGGCTCGTCGGAAAAATTTAAGAACCTTTTGACTATAGATTTCAGCCTGAAAATTGCCATTTGGTAGATTGCTGTAACCAGCAGCAGTCGCAACAGCCATTGTTTAGACCTCCATTTAGCCGTTTGAGATGCGCCCTTCAATACGAGCTAGATCAATTTCTGACTCGTATTTTTCGTATTCGTGTGGTTTGAGCGCACGTATTTCAGAAGCTGACCACGTTTTTTTATTAGCGTTGGCTTTAGTAGCTACTGTTTTAGTTCTGGTTGTAGTAACTGCTTCTGCCGCTGCAGATTTTCTAGGTCGTGCTTCCTTTTTGTTAAGGCCTTTATCAGCCTTGTACAGATCTATGACGCGAGAAGCCCACGCAACATCGGTATTATTTTTAGCGATTCCATCCGAAATACTAGGTGGCTGCTGGTCTAACCATGTTCTGAAGTCTTCTGATTTTTTAACTTCAGCAAAGTCTGAGTGCAGTGCTAGTAATTCCTGATAAGCACTTTTTACCTGAAGTTGTTCTTCACGCTTTGTCAATCTTTCGATTTCAGCGTAAAGTTTTTCAGTTTTTTTAGTGCTTATTGCATCGACCACATTATAAACATCAGGATAATTTTCCTTGAAATGATCTAAATCTGCATCACTAGGTTCTGCTTCCTGATCTTCTACAGGTTGTTCAGCTTGTAAAGTCAAGTCTTGTTTTTCCTGTTTCCACTCATTTAGCTTACTGTCGTAATGCTTCTTCAAGTCATCGTACCGTTTCTTGTAGTCATGCTCAGTTTGCTTGGAACCACTGAGAGAAATAGTCTCCTCCTCTGTTTCTTCTGTGGCTTCTTGTTCAAGGGTAGCTTCTTCAGGTGCGTTCTCTTCAGTTTCTTCAGAGAAAACTTCTTCTTTGTACGCTCCTTTGTAAGGGCCTTTAGTGTCTTCCGTACTCATTTTTCCTCCTTACGGGGCCTAGTGCTAGGGTAGCCGTGGTCGGGTTTGGTGCAGGGCCAACTAAGTTGGGTAGCTGCAGATATCTACAAGGAAAAGTCCCTGTAGAAATTACGCTGCACGAACAGGAATATTTCCTTTTGTAGGTTTCTGTTCCTGTTCGGCTAATTTCTTTTCTGTTTCTTCTTCAGCGGAAGCATTCATTTTTTCAAGAACGTCAAGTCCAATGTACTTTACAAGTACTTCAGGAATACGCCATTCTCCGTTACTTGCAAGATAGTCTACATCTCCGCTGAGTTGTTTACTAGGTTTAGTGATATCTGCCATAGATATTTCAACACCGTCTTCTTTTGCAGATTCAATAGCCTTTTTTATGTGTCGTTCTTTGAGATCTCTTATTCCCTGCCGTTTTACAGCAGCAGAGGTAAGAATAAAGTCTCCCTCTTTACCTGTCATAGGTACTTGATCCGCTACGCCTGAAGCTTCCTGTGCAGGTGCTTCACCCTGTGGGCTATTAATAGGACCAACTACTTCCGCTGCAGGTTCTTCTGGAAGTGGTTCTTCTGGTACTTCTGCAGGATCTCGTACTTCATCTCCTAGTGCGAGTGCTTGCATTTCCTGATCGATTGGTAGTTCTGGAGCAGGTGCAGGTGCAGCAGGTGGGGGAAGTATTGATGCTAGTTCTGCAGGAGCTTCCTCAACAGCAGGTTCTGCAGTAGCTTCTTCAACAGCAGGTTCTGTAGGTACAGGCTCTTCAGCAGCAAAGGTTTCTTCACCTTCTGCTGGTTGCTCTACCTCTTCTTCTAGCCCAACAACAGTAACTCCCAGAGCTTTTGCAAATGTCTCCAAGTCACTCATCTCTACTTGATCCATCAAACCTAAAACTACCTGCTGTTCTTCTTCAGGCATTCCGTTAAGATTTTCTATAAATTGTTCTTCTGTTACTTCCATCAGTTACATCCTGCTAGGCAAGAAACATGTTGTAAAATTCTGAGTTACGCTGTTCCAGTTCTCGTAACTCTCCAGAGCCAGTGCGGTAGTACCGTTTGTACTCTTGTTTCATTGTTTCCGTGTCGTTGCTTATTGTTGCCTCTACGAATTTAGGGAACTTACGAAGACCGTTACCACCAAGATTAAAAACTAAATCAGTAAAGATTTCCTTATACATCTGAGGTAGATTGTCAAAATCATTACTTCCGTATTCGTCAATGACCTTACTCGCAATTTTGGCAGAGCGGTCCACATCATTAAAAAGTAATTTTTCAATTTCTTCATCTGAGACACCGCCTTTCATCCACTCTTCATCGTTTCGTAGCTTATGACCGTATCCTATTGTATCGTTTCCTCCTTCTGGTGATGGGTGTGGCACCCAAACACCACTTTCGTATCCTGTTTTTCCTCCGTTCTCTACACGTTTAATGTATTCAATAAATTCAGAGCGTATTAGCATAACTTATCCTACCAAGCACTAAAATCTTCGTAACCTGTAGATGGTGGATCAACAGGATCACTACTATAAACTGGTTGTCTTTGTGGTGGTCTAAATACTGGTAGTGGTGCTTGTTTTTGTATTTGTCCCGAAGAAAGATCATTTGCTATTGATTCAGCTAAGTCTCTAATTTCATCGTGTCCAGCATTAGGGCCAAGTCTTTCTCCTGCTTCATTTAGTATAGCCCCCGCTCCTGTTCTATTATAAGTATTTAACGCTTCTTGATTTGTAACATTATGACCCTCACCAAAGTCTTCTTTTTCATATGCTGTCATAGCTCTGCCTTCTTCTGCTTCTCTTTCTTCTTCTGCATCGAATACTCTGTTTCCTCGTTCGTCTACCGTATAATGAGTACCATTAAAAAAGTCTCTAGCTTGTTCAACATTACGGCTATTAGCCAAATGCAGTTTATCCTCTGGTACAATTGTAGTTCCTGCCGCCAGATTAACAGCTTGATTAAACATTGTAATATGAGGTTTTATTTTTTCCTGTACTAGTGCGTTATACTGGTCTGCTGTTGGCCTATTACCTTTTCCTCCCATTCCTTTCCACGTAGCTAACATTTGTTTATTTATATCTTTAACACGATATGTAGTATTTTGTCCTGTAAAAGGATCAGGCCCTACAAACATTGAATTTTGTTCCAATTCAGTAAGCTCTCCTATTATTGCATCGCCTTTAAGATTAGTAGTATTTGCAAGAAGATCGTAATTTTCATCCGCTAGATTTCTAACGTGAAGATTTAGATGCGCTGTATTCCCATTGGCATAAACTTTAGTATCAGTTTCATTTTCACCACCGCTAGAAATATCTACTCTAGCTCCACCTACAATTACAGCATTTACTTCATTCCAAGCGTTTTGTGAATATTCATCGTCACCTCCTAATAACTTACCAGTACCACCTCTCGCAAGACTGATACTTTGAGAAAGTGGGCCAGTAAATGCCATAGCTCCCGATATCCATCCAGGAGTTGTTGCCTTTCCCTTTTCGTCGAAGGAATGCGATACTCTACCGTGTAATAGATCAAGATCTGTTGATGTACCTCCTATAGATCCACGATGTATTATGTTATGTACTGCTTTTCCAACATTTACAGGATCACCTAATACTTCCTTTACTCCCTCCCCTAACATATTAAGTCGGCCTGTTACACTTCCTAAGTAATCGCTAAAAATATTTCCAAACTTTTCTGTACTCATATCTATTTTTGCTACATTAGCTACACCTGTTGCTACCTGTCCTACATATGTTGCTGCAGCTGCTTTATTTAAAAAGCCAAATTTATCCCAATTATCTACAATACCTTCAAGGTTTGTTTTAACTGTAAATGGATTAAAACCTATACCTTGACCACCTCCAGATAACATCTTTTGTGCTATTCCAGTGGCAGTATTTTGAGCAAATCCAGCAGGATCTCTAAGTAGTGATGGTCCTATTGCAGACCTAGCAACAGTACTCAGTACACCTGTTATTGCTCTTACTCCTGCAGTATCACGAACATCGTGGAATATTTTATCACTGGGAGGTCCATATATATCACTTAAAAGACCCATAGCTTCTTCAGCAGTTTTTGGTTGTTCTTGTCCAGGAGCAAATCTACCTGTACCATTTATAGCATTTAAAAGATTGTCTTCACCTGTTGCAGGAACTGTAGGTTCTACACCAGTGCCTTCTATTACGGGTAGACCTACAGAAGGTCTAGTATCAGGATGAAAGTGACTACCAGGAGGTGTAGTTGGATAAGTAAATGTACTAGTAGGAGTTTTAATTTTTTCACCCTCAAAAGCAGGTTCAAATTGTAAACTTTTCATCTGCTGATCAAGTGGCTGTTTAGAAGGTGGGCCAGAATGGGGAAGATCAGTTATGGGATCTCCGCTGTCACCTTGAACAGAAGGGGTAAGAAATTTACCAGCAGCAAACCCAGCATCACGCTCTCCTCTTGTAAGAACATCAGTTACACTAGCTACCTCTTCTGCAGATGCTTTTGGACTAGTAGGATCTATACTTTGACCTAAATTTATAGAAGCATCAGCCGTAACAGAAACAGAAGGAGACTGTAAATTTAGATTTGACGCTTGAAAATTTTTATCGTAACCGTACGCTCGTAAAAAGTTGTCTGGTGATATTAATCCTTGTTGAGTCAAATCTACAGTTGACTCAGAAGAGGTGACAGGATTTGTAGCATCTTGTCCTAAATCAAGTTTGTCATCTTGTAACTTTGCTAATAAATCCTCGTAGTCAAGCTGTACGCGAGGAATTTTAGGCTGCTGACTATATTTTTCTATATTAGGTCGTGCCACTCTTCAAGTATTCCCTTTGTTGAATATTAACTTCATCCTTGAGGGTAAGGAGATGCTCCAGGAGCAGGAGAAGACCCTGGTGCTTGCGTACCTCCACCTCCGATAGCTCCTGTATTATTTCCTTCTGGTGCTTGTCCTGCAGGATCTGCAGGTAGCTCGTCAGGGAGTCCCACGCCGCCTGGTTGTTCACTAGGGGCAGCAGCGTCTGGCATGTTTCCTTGTTCAACATTCAAACCTCTCAGTATATCAGCGAATATCTGTGCTTCGTTTACGTCATTTACAAGTAGATCAGGATCTATGTCCTGTGCTATTGCAAGTTCCCGTACTAAGTTAGGAATCTTAATAAACGGTGCAAGCATTGGATTAGCTACAGTCTGTAGAAGCGCAGTAAGTCTCTGGCTTCGTACTTCCTTTTGCATAACTGCAGCGGTTCCCTGTGGCTTAATTTCTAGATCGCCTATTATTTCAGGAGTAGTGTCGTTGAACTGCATGTTCCAATGAAACATACATTCTCCTAGAGGCTTGAGTAAATAATCGTCAATGTTTTTAATTACGGTCTTGATGCTTAGATTTGCACCTCCCATCAACATGCTCAGACCAGAGGCTGTTCTGCCAGTACCAGAAACTCCAGTTTGCCCATGCATAATAGAGGGAAGACCAGTTTCTTCGTCTGCAAGTTGTCGTGCGGCCTGATACATCTGTATATTTTCTACAGCGGTATTAGGAAACTTAATGGCATTGATTGCAGTGCCTGTTACACCAGACTGTCTGCGAAATACTTTTCCTGGAAAGATGTCGTAGTTCTGTCCTGGAACCAGACTTGCTTCGTCTACATCGAACACTACGTTTCCTGAAAGTGCTAAGTTATCTATTGCCATACGTACATGGCCGTTGATAAGTAACTGTGCGTCTTCCATGTTTTCGGAAACACCGATACCAAACAACTGGTACGGATTAATTTCGTACGGAAAAGTAAAGTAAGGTATTCTGTACGGAGTGAATGGATTGAGTACTGCACGAAGTACCATGTTTCCACATGTCCAGATATTTACTGGAACTTCGCTTAGTGCGTCCATTGGTACGGGTATGTCAAGATCCTGCGCTATTTTAGCGTCGAGCATTCCCCAATATTCAAATATTTCAAACCTGTCTTTGTTTGAATGGGCTTCAAGATTCTCGTGACGTATCGTATCTTCAAAGTATTTGTCGTCGTAGTTTGGCCCTTGGTCGAGACAGGCAGCAATAGTGTCTGGAAGAAAGAACGGTTTGTCCATCAAAGCACGTACCTGTTGCCTGTTCATACGATGTCTTTGTATTACGTACGTACAGTCTTCGATACTAGTAGCTCCTGGATCTGGATAAAAATCCCAACAACTAACCGATTCAAGTCTGGGAAACAATCGACGGTACGGTTCGTACTGTTTTTCTTGATCCCACTTATGAACTATTTTACTTTCATTAAGTGGACCTTTTATTATTCCAGTACCAAGAAGAGTTCCCTCGAACATAGAATGTCTGAGAACGTTCACTGCATTATTTTCATGCAATTGATCGTGAATAGCTTTTTCCATCAGACGAGCGGCTTCTCTCGCAGGAGCAATTTGTGGTTCTCCTAGCTTAGAGGGGCCTTCTTCAAGATTAGCACCTTCGTACCGTTCTGATAAACCCCCTAATGGATTTTCTACTTCAGTAGCTTCTAAGGCACCTGGAAGTAATTCTTTACCGTCTCCTTCAAATCCATACGGATTTTCTGTAGGCGGCTGTTCTGGTCCCTGTGGAGTTTGACTGAGGTGTGCAAATTCTGCTATTCCTTCAGGTACAGGAGTAGATTCTACTGTAATGGGAAACTTCTTATTAGCAAAAAGAACGTCAATGATCTGTCCGTAGGCAGCAAGAACTTTAGTTTTCGTTATTTTGATGAAAACTCTGCTCTGTTCAGAATCACGAAACTGAGTAGTAGAATCGTAAATTCCTCTGAAGTTCTTGTACGCTTTAAGCCATCGTTGTTCGTGCTGATATCGTCCTGATTCAGCTTCTTCAAACTTGGACTTGATCATCCCTGCCGTATTAGTATTAGCTTCGTCGAGCATTAATACAGCAGGGACATCTCCAAGATCATTCTCGTCAAGAGGCATTATAATTTTCCCTCTAGAAAATTAGTAGTTTTTTTCGTCGGCCATACGGAAAACAGCAGGATCAACCTTATTTCTTTGGTCTGGCTGGCGAGGCATGTTCACTTGCAAAGCACCTTGCTCAGTCCCTCCGATAAGTTTGGAATCCTTTTTTTCTCTGTGTAATGAGCTTTCAGAAGCAGAGTTCAATTCTCCCTGTTTCTTCATCTGGCCCATTATGTAACCTTTACCATATTCGTACATA